CACGCGGCCTCCACGCTGGGTTCGACGTACCAGTCGGGCACCTGGGCGCTGAAATCGACCTCCAGGAGCCGCAGGATCGGCACCACGTTGCGCGTGTTGTCGTAGTCCTTCAGGTTCTGCAGCATGGCCTTGGAGATGCCCACGGCCTCCAGGTCGGCAACATGTCGGTAGAACGACGCACGGGACATCGACGCCATGGTCTCTTCCCAGCCGTAGTCCTTCAGGCTGCGGTACGTGCGGAACAGGTTGCGGGCCTGGGCATCACTCGCCTTACCCGGCACGAACATCGGCGGAATGATGGTCCCAGTTGCCTTGTCTGCCCGGGCCTTGGTCCACTTCCCCTTCCCTACCTTCGTGTACTTCTCGATCAGTGCGGCCAGCACTTTTTCATCGTCAATTCGCTTCATGGTCATACCCTCAAAGGCCGCGAACAATTCGCCAGTCACTGCGCTCCAACATTCCTGGATGAAACAGCGCTCCTGGTCGCGGAGCGCCTCCTGGTAGTCACACAACTCCCACAGGTTCGTCGGCAGATTCCGACGCTCCAGCCAGCGGTGCATGACGGTCGCCTCAAGGCGAAGAAGAAGCCTGGCGAACTCCTGAAGCCGTGGGTCCTGCATGACCCGTAGAGTCCGAGCGGCTGACAGATGGGACATGGCGCAACGGGCCTCACGCTTGAGCACCTTCCAGGCACGGACGTGGGCGTTGTCCAGGTCATCCCGGGGCTCCGGGTTCGACGAAGCGCCGCGAGCGGCTTTCTTGACCTCTTCCAGCTGACGCTGGAACTCCGGCCCCTTCAGGTACGCCTTGATCTTGCGGAGACGACCATCCTTGGCGCCCCAGTAGGCGGTGGTTTCGTAGTCGTCACCGCGGTTGCGTGTCTGGCCGTTGCTGACGCCACGCATGAACTGGATCACCTGGAGCGCGGTCTGTTCGTTCGGCATGCGTGCCGAGAACGTGCAGTCCAAGGCGTACACCTCGATCGACAGAACATCGAGCTTGGCCCAAAGGTCCGGGTAGGAGCCGGCCAGCCACTTCAGCATCACCTCGGCGCCCTTCCGGATCGAGGTTGGGCCGAACACGTTGTGCCCCTGGAGCAGCTTCGCCGGGCTGGCTTTCAGCTCAACGCCAGGATCGAGGCGCTTGCCTAGACTCTGGTGGAACACCTTGAAGGCCATGGGCGTGTAGCTCGACGGCAAGGACTCCCAGGCATGGGACAGGTCTTCGACGTCGTAACCACCCTCCTCCCGCTTGGTCAGCCCACCCGAAGACCGCATGCGAACACCCAGCGACTCCAGGTCAACGACCAGAGTCGGCGAGTCGACCTTGCCAATCATCTGGACGTGCTCCCGGCGAAAGCGGATGAACATGTGGATTCGATCAAGCACCGGCGAAATCCCTGTCAATACCTGAAATCAGGAATGCGAATGCCGGTAATCTAGCAATGGAGCATTACAACATGCAAGCAATCAAATGCCAGAATGCTGGAGCTGTATGCGTGAACAGTACCTACGATCTCGCCACCATGAAGACCGCGCATGAGAGAGCTATGACGCTTGGCGAGAACCTAAAGCGGATCAGAAAGGGCCGAGGCCTCACGATGCCTGAAGTCTGGGGCCCTGCTGGCATCGGCAAATCAACCTACAGCACCTACGAAGCTGGCACGGCAATGCCATCGGCTGACAAGGTCGTCGCCATGGCAAAGGTGCTCGGCGTAACCACCGACGAGCTGCTGCTGGACAGCGAAGAAATGACCGTATCCGAGGACTTGAGACCCATACTCAAGAGGTTTGATGCGCTGCCCGCCGAGATCAGAAACCAAGCACGAATCGCCCTAAAAGGCGTTCTGTACGGCTACGAGCAGGAAGCGCTGCGCTGATCAAAAAATGATCGGAAATTCTCACCATGAGACAAGAGTCCACCATTAGAGATGGTGGACCCGGCTGCCGCCGGGAGTGCGCTATCGGACACTCCGCGCAGCCCCAAAAAGCCATGGAGCGGCAGTGACCCTCGAATACATCCTGACAATCCTGCTCCAGAGCAACCCGACGCCTACCACTGTAATTACGGTGCACACCCCCTACCCCACGAAAGAGGCGTGCACCACCGCAGGAAAAGCCATGGCGGCCGCAGAAAAAGCGACTAGGAAGACGGACAAGAACTACCTGGTCTACTGCCGTGGAGTCATACCCAAGGCAGCGCCGGAGGCATCTAAAAACCAGGGGTGAACCCCTGCGGCCTCCGGCCTACCCCCGCCCCGCTGCAAGCCGGCCTTACCCTCCAGGAACATTCGTTCCTTCCGCCAGGGCTCCGCCCTGCGCCTTCCGGCTACCCGTTGGCCCGCAGGGCCAATGCTTCGCGCTCTCCACCAGCTGGGCTAGACGGCTGAACATTCCTCGGAAGTCTGCGAGCACAACGTGCGCGCACGTACAGAGGCCCCTGGAAGGCCGCTGTACGCGCAATTGGGGTGATCAGGCGCGAGGTGTGCTCGGAGCGCCGGGAACGACGGAGCCCCGCGAAGGGGCTTCCGAGTTGCTAGCAGTCAGTCGGATCCAGGACGAAACCTGCAGGCAAAAGTGCTAGCAAAATCAGCCGCGGTGCAGCAGCTGGTGCGCGAAAACTGCTAGCGGCGACGATACCCGGGGCGCAGCGGGTTCTCAGACTGGAAAAGGTCCTTCTGCCCGGCGATCTCGGCGAGCTGAACAGCGGCCGAATGAGCATCGGCAAGCACGCCCTGGTAGACACCAACGGTCTCGCGCAGCGAGCGAATCTCTTCCTGCATCTCGTCGATGCGATCACGCTGCCACAGCATCAGCTCAATGCCGGCGATAAACGCCTGGCTCCCAGTACCTTTGCCGGTCGCAATCTTTGCCTGGCGCACCAGGTCTTCGGGCACATCGCGAATGGTCAGCAGCATTCCACTTTCTCCCTGCTAGCAAATTTGATCCTGGACGAGATCCACCAGGTGCAAAAATGCTAGCACTCCCATCGAGACGATTGCTAGCAATTTCATCGGCGCCGGCGCCGATCGAGGACGCGAAATGCTAGCAGGGCGCCTTCAGGCAGATCCGCCAGGTGCTAGCAAATCTCGACCTGGTGCAGCAACTGCAGAACGAAAAACGCTAGCACTACAGATCGAGTATCGCCCGGCAAGCTGCCTGGAGCTTCGCCAGGCGCTCGTCCAGCAGCGCGCCCTCTTCGTCCAGTTGGGCGACTCGGCGGCGCAGCTTGCGCAGATCGCCCACCAGCTCCGGGTAGGCCTGCAGGACGTAACAAACGGCATCGAGAGGATCGCGGGATGGGGAATACAAGGTGGCCAGGTCGACCAGATGAGGCGGAATTTCGAGAGGCACGGGCGTTCGCATAATGGGCATTACGTTACGCGACGCGCGGAGGCGTGGCCATGTTCCGCACGCCGCTCAACGTAACGCCATATACATTATGCGAAGCCTAGGGTTCACCAGTGACGGATCTCCCGAGCCAAGCCGACCACAAACAGGATTACTCCAGGAACAACAACCAAAGCCGCCTGCCACCACGTAAGGTCAGTCATCGCCACGACTCGCCCACGCCTGCATCATGCCGAAGCCGGCCAAGCCGGCGAACACCGTGCCCACCACAACGACCAGAAGCACGGTCAACACCATCCACACATCCATCATCACCTCCACGGCCTCGACGGGTATTCGCTGTCAGGCACGATCGTAAGGCGCGTGCCGCCGAAACCGCCATCGGTCGCTGAAGCCAGCGGCGCGCCGCTGGACACGTCGCGCGGTGCTCCTACGTCGCTTCCGCTTGCGACGAGGCCAGCGGTTGGCGGCTGTGGCAACGAGGCCACCTGCTGGCTGCCATGATCCGGCAGCGTTGGATCGAAGAACCGATTCTCCACCGCGTTCATGCAGTACTCGAAAGTCGTCTGCACCTGGCTGCCTTGCTGGGTGTAACACCCGCACCCAGTCTTCTTCCCATGGTGCCAACCGACCTTCATGCGGCTACGCACGCTGTTGCGCTCCAGAAGCGTTTCATTGGTCGTCGAGACACAGTATGTGCGCGGGAAGCTGACGGGCTTGGTCAGCTCATCGTAGATCGGCGCCGACGACGGCACGGACGCAATCCGTGGCGTCCGGTCGGCCAGGTACTCCTGCAGCGTCTGCTTGCCCTTGCCCTTCACCGATTCCGGCGCCACGGCATCCACCACCGATCCCAGCACAGCAGCGCCCGAGGGCAGCGCCTGCTGCTCAGTAGGCGCATCGTGGGCGCCCACCTTCTCCTGATAACGCTGATAGAACCGATACCCGAAGACGGCCACCACACCCAGGCAGAGAAGCAGCGCATAGAGGGCCAGAGGCGCCTTGAATTTGAAGAAATGCGAAGCCCCCTGGGCCGTGGACTGGTAGACGTCGAAGAACTTCTTATCGAGCTTGATAGGCGTCGTCATGGCCGCCTTGAACGAGCTGGCCTTGTCGACATCGGACACCCCTTCCCACTCGTGCCGCAAAATCCGCGACGACTTGAAGATGCGCTTGAAATGGATGTGCCGGTTGGTCAACCGGCGAGCGTGCACGTCAATGAAGCTGGGGTGCTGGGTGATTAGCCACAGCTCGCGTCCCTCATGGCGCACGGTTTCCATCTTGGAGCAGTACTCGGGAACCGGCTTGCGAATGTCCCTGGGCGGGAAAAAGCCCTGGGCCTCATCCACCACGATCAGACTGTTCTCGGGCAGTTCGAACCACTTATGCGGGTCCTCGAACTCGTACCATTCCGCCTTAAGCAGCTCGGGCTTAAGGCCGCGAATATTGTGGAAGTACACAAGCCGGCCTTCTTTAACCGCCTGCGCATCTACTTCCTTGATCGTGTTAAGCGTCTTGCCATTGCCAGGAAGACCAGTAACCAAGTTCAGTGGCGAGCCCATACGTTAAGCCTCCAAGACGCCATACTTTTTCTTGCGACCACTGAGCTTGTTAACGCCGTTCAAGATGAACCGGGTGGTCACTGCGGAAAGAACAATGTTCACCGCAACATCAACATTGGCCAGGCCAAGAATTTGCTGAACTTGGATGGGCATTCCGCCAAGGGCTGCAATCAAGTGATCCTTGGCGGCATTAATTGCCAGATTGATTCCGATATAGCTCATTACGCCAATGCCCAAGGCGCGAAGCACCATGTTCACCAGCGGAATAAGCACGAAGCTCAAAAACGAAAACGCATAGTAGAACCACATAATCAATCACCTCCAAAGGCGCGACCAACATACGTTGCAAAGAACAGGGATGCCCAGGCGACAAGGAACTTTCCAACCAGCTCGGCGTACTGACAGACCGGCTGCCAGTTAAACTGGAGAGGCCCTACATGCAGTGTTGTTGTTGAAATCGCCGGGCATGCCGAAGGCAAGAACCGAGTGCCTTCACCAAACAGCGAACCAATATCTACATCGCCGCCATCGAGCATCGTGTACTTCTCCTGGCCTATTTCCTCGCCAATCTTGTCGAAACCTTTTTGTGCATCCTGGAGTTCCTTGTTCTCGCAATAGGCATTCTTCTGGCGCTCAGCAATCGCGCAGTTAACGGCATCGCCAGTGCACTTAAACGCCTTGTCACAAGCCGTACCCTCAACACCAGGTTCCTTGTCGTCACCATCGTCACCGTCGTTACCACCTCCGCCGCCACCGCTGGAGCCATCGCCGCTACCATCGCCGCCGGTACTGCCGCCATCCCCGCCACTGCCGCCGGTACTGCCGCCGCCAGAAGAGCCGCCATCACCACCAGGCGTCGGGTTATCGGGGTTCTCGTTCCCACCGCCATTCGTGGGGAAGCAAGCAGTGCCTGACCAGGAATAGCCATCCGGGCACTTGTCGTCAGGATCGATATCCGGCGGCGTAGTCTCAGCAGCCGAACAACCAACAGTTCCATTGGCCACATGCTCGCACTTGAACTGCTTTGCCAGTTCGTCCAGATAATCCTGAAGATCTTGGTCAGGGTTGCCGGAGTTATCCGACATGACGTTATTACCAACCGGCTTCATTTCAACTTCGCATTGTGTGTCCGTACAGTTCTTCGGCTCTCCGGGCTCATAAATGCAACCATCCTTAATATCTGCACCGAGACCAAAAACAGCAGAACCATCAGCAAATGAATACTGAATGGTTTTCGTATATGAACTTTTAGCCAGGCACTCTCCATCAGTTGGAGGATCACAAACACCAGTAAGGCCATTAAATACAGTACCGGAAGGGCATGAATCACCAGATCTAATCGCAGACATGCCGGAGTGAATTGCGCCATCAGACACCCGCAGAGCGACACATCGGAACTGTGTGTCAGAAATCCTATCCAAGTGATCAAAGACAAACTGATTATCATAAGGAATCTGAGCGCAAGCAGAAAAGGGACTAGGGCCGGAGTAAGTATTCCCAGACCAGCTGGTAGTAGTCCAAATGTACTCAGACGAGTAAGCGGACAATGGGGGCATTAAAAATAAAAGCAAAATCAATATAGCCCGCATAACTAGCCTCTCAAAATAAAAAAAGCCCCGTCAGGGGCCTTTAATTCAACCTGACGCTATAACCGACCGAACAAGATCAGCAACGCCGCTAACACGTTTACCGCGAGCCAGTACATTTCGTAGGTCATGAAGTAAGAGGGGGCCTAAGCCCCCTCCTCCCCTGTTACATCGCGCGGCGCAGCCAGCGCAGAGCCGCGATACCGAACAGCACGCCCAGGACCAGGTAGCCCAGCTCGTTGCTGTCCGACTTGGCCGACGCGGCGTCGGTGGTCATGGATGCCGGCAGCTCGGCGTAAGCCTGCATCGCCAGACCGCCCACACCAGCGGCGATGGCGCCGCCGGAGACCAGAGCCTTGCGGCCATACTTCTTCACAGCGTTCATGTATTTCATGTTGGCGACCCTCCAGGTCAGTTGGTACTCAGATGCTTCTTCAGAGCGAGGACGCAGAACACCGCGAAGAACACACCGATGGTGTAATCCTGCAGCTCCTTGCGCTCCTCAGGCGTCAGGGAGCCCAAGCTCCCCGCGTCCTGCACTGTCATGGCAGTCAGCTGGCCAGAGCACCGGGCAAGCCCGCTCTCGTCCACCAGCCAATCACCATCACAGACCAGGTACTTCATCGGTCACACTCAGCCCGTAGCCTTCAGCTGCTGCTGGGTGACCAGGGGAACCGGCTTGCCGCCGTTCTCGTTCGACAGCCACGTGTCCATGCCGACAGTGCCGCCAGCGGACTTCCACGGCCGGTTGTAGCAGGGCACGCACACCTGCTTGCCCTTCAGCGTGTCGTAGTAATCGCGCAGGCCGGCGTCGAGCTGCCCCTTGGACAGGCGAATGCCAGTAGTCACCTCGACCACCTGGCCGAACTGGTCCTGACTCTCGCCGCTGACCAGGACGTAGTGTTCCTGGAAGCCGTTGCGGGATTCTTTGACAGACGTGCCTTTGCACAGGCCGATTTTCACGAACATGGGGGAACCTCACGGGTAGCTTTTCGGGGTTGATCGCACCAGGACCAGAACCGGCGCAGGAGCAAGAAGAACGTGGCCAAGAAGGCGGCCAGGGAGGCAACCAGGATCACCACCACAAGCCAGATCGGCATGAGTTGGAAGGCATCCACCAGGGCCTTGAGAATCGGCGTCAGAGCGGCCGTAATGGCCAGGTACACCACCCAGCCGAATGCAAAACGGAGGGGCGCTTTCATCAGGCACCCTCCCCTTGGGAGTCACGAAGGCAGTGCTCCCAGGCGTTCAGCTTGAGAGCAGTAAGGCGCTCGTAAACGTCGAACTCGATCAGGGCGGCTTCCAGGTAGCCCGAGAGCAAACCGGACACAAAGCCCAACTGAAAAGCACGCTCGGAAACAGGGCAGTAACGTAGCTTGGTGAGGCTCCTGTGGAGCCTGTGCAGATGGGCGCTAAGCATCACGCGGCCTCCACGCTGGGTTCGACGTACCAGTCGGGCACCTGGGCGCTGAAATCGACCTCCAGGAGCCGCAGGATCGGCACCACGTTGCGCGTGTTGTCGTACTCGGCCAGGTTCTGCAGCATGGCCTTGGAAATGCCGGCATCCACCAGGTCGCGGACGTGGTTGTAGAAGCTCGCCCGATTCATCGACGCCATGGTCTCTTCCCAGCCGTAGTCCTTCAGGCTACGGTACGTGCGGAACAGGTTCCGGGCGTATGCATCGCTGGGCTTGCCCGGCACGAACATCGGCGGAATCATGGTCCCGGTTGCCTTGTCTGCACGGGCCTTGGTCCACTTCCCCTTCCCTACCTTCGTGTACTTCTCAATCAGTGCGGCCAGCACTTTGTCATCGTCAATTCGCTTCATGGTCATACCCTCAAAGGCCGCGAACAATTCGCCAGTCACTGCGCTCCAACATTCCTGGA